ATTGGTGTTGTTTAATGGTGAAGAGGAAGTTAAATCAACTCCTATGTTATTGAGGAATGAGGATGCTGAAATTCTAAAAATAACATATTCAAATGGAATGACCCAAAAGGTAACATTTAATCATGGAATTCCAGTTTTTAATGACACTACAAAAGATATTGTAAGAGTTGAAGCAAAGGATTTGAAAATTGGTGATTATGTTGCATTACAAACAAATAAAGGTTTGTTTGGTGAATTAGATATGCAGGATGAGGCTTACTTGTTGGGTTTATATCAATCAGATGGAACTCAAGATAAAGATAATTTGATGATCGATGTTTGGGAGAATGATTTTGATTTGATTGATGATATCCAAGAAAAATTCAATAAAATACATTATAAGTATGGTTGTGATACATATGATGTTAAAAATGCTTTTGGTAGAGAAAAAGTTGAATCAAGAAATAGAAAACCAGCAACTTTCTTTGATTCAAAAGTTAGTCAATCTCTTGTTAAGAAAAAAAGATTAACATCAAGAACACTTAAAAAAGCATTAAATTTTGAAAAAGGTTATGTTCCATCTTGGATTTGGGAATCAAATGAGGATACTATTTGGGCGTATTTAAGAGGTTTATTGTATGCTGATGGGACTGTGTTTAAGAGTGATAGCAAAGGTGAACCAATACAAATTTCCTATGCTGATATCAATAAAGAATTTTTAAGTGAGTTACAAATTTTATGTACTAATTTAGGTCTTAGTTGTTCTATTCGTCTTTTAAGAAAAGAAGGTCAAAGTTTATTACCTGATGGTAAGGGTGGACATAAATATTATACATCTAAAGATTGTTGGAGATTAATTTTTGGAAGTAAAAATGATGCTTTAATTATTGAAGAAAAAACTGGGTTCTTAACAAGAAAGAATGTTATTATTGAAGATAGGGAGTATAGAGATAATACTAAGAAAAGAGTAAAAGTCGTTTCAATTGAACAAGTAGATAATGAACCAGTTTATTGCCCAACAGTATATAATGATGAACATATTTTTGTATCAAATGGACTAAAGACTTTTAATTGTTCAGAAATTCAATTACCAACAGATTCATTAAACTCGTTTGTTTGTTGTTTGGGTTCATTGAATTTACTTCATTGGGATGAGATAATTGAGACTGATGCAATTGAGGTTTATACTATGTTCTTAAATGCAGTTATGGATGAATTTATATTGAAGTCAGGTAAAATGGCTGGTATGAAAAGGGCTAACAGATTTGCATCACAACATAGAGCAATTGGCTTGGGGGTTTTGGGCTATCATTCATTATTCCAATCAAAATTAATTCAATTTGAATCTTTGATGGCAAAGCAATTAAATCATCAAATATTTAAAACAATTAAAGAAAAATCTGAATTGGCTTCAAAATATTTATATGAAGAGAAGGGGTATAAATGTTTAAGAGAGGGTTATGCCAACACAACATTAATTGCTATTGCCCCAACCAAGTCAAGTTCTTTTATTCTGGGACAAGTAAGTATGGGTATTGAGCCAATCAAATCAAATTATTTTATTAAAGATTTGGCAAAATCAAAAACAATTTATAAGAATCCATTTTTGGAAATTGAATTGGATAAGTATGGTTTAAATACACCAGAAACCTGGGAAAGTATTTTAAAGAAAGATGGTTCGGTTCAGCATTTGGATTTCCCCACAAAAGAGGTGTTTAAATCATTTATTGAAATATCACCAAAAGAATTGATATTACAAGCAGCACAGAGGCAAAAATTCATTGACCAATCACAGTCATTAAATTTGATGATACACCCATCAGTCCCAGCAAAGGATATTAATCAACTATATCTATATGCACATGAAGAGGGGGTTAAGACGCTTTACTATCAGTTTAGCCAGAGTTCAGCACAATCATTTGCAAGGAATATTAATGAGTGTGTGAGTTGTGAATCGTAGATTTGATACAATTTGTTAAATAAAAAACCCCCAGTCTATTAATTTAGATTTGGGGGTTTTTATCTTTTTTATTTTCCACTCAATGTGTCATAAATACCTTCAAGTTTTTTTACATCAGCTTCACTAAATGCAAAATTAGTATTCTCAAATTTATCTTTCATTTTTGAAAGTTTATCCATAATTTTGTTAACCATAGATATTGCTTTTTTGCCAGTTTTTGCTTTACCTTCTTTATGGTAATCCATAAAAAGACCTTCACTTCCTTTGTCTTCAACAATTCTTTTAACTAGTTTAGTTAAACCAGCTTCTGTTAATCTTACTGTTTTCATAATTTTTTTTATATAAATATACAATAAATTAAATTGGTTTACAAATTTATAAAAAAAGACATATTTATATACAAACAAAGTATAATGGCTGAAGGTTTTACATATGGGGTTGATTTTCCTTTTGACACTTCTCCAAAAGGGGATTCGTTAAAGATGACTGAATATGTTTCAGAGGAGATAAGAGCATCTTTGTTGCATTTACTTTTAACAAGAAAAGGTAGTAGGTATTATCTACCTGATTTCGGCACTAGACTTTATGAATTTTTATTTGATCCTTTGGATGTTGTATCTTTTGATATCATTGAAGATGACATTAGAAGTGCTGTTAATAAATATATACCCAATTTAGTTTTGAATAAAATAACAATTGAGCCTATTTTAGAAAGTGAAGAGGTTAAAACAACCAAATTAAATTTAGACGAAATGGGGTCAAGTTCTGTTGATAAGATTTATAGGTCACCAGGAAAGGGAACTTATGAGAATACAGCGAAAATAAAAATAGAATATACAACAACAAATAACACTTTTAGTGGTAGCGATTTTGTAATTATAAATATATAATATGACAGACAAGAAAATATCTTATGGTGTAAGGGATTTCCAAGGAATAAGGAGCGAATTAATAAATTACGTTAAAACATATTATCCTGATTTAATAAACGATTTTAATGATGCGTCAATATTCTCAGTATTTTTAGATTTAAATGCTGCTGTTGCTGATAATTTACACTATCATATTGATAGAAGTTTGCAAGAAACAGTTTTACAATATGCGCAGCAAAAATCATCAATATATAATATTGCAAAAACATACGGTTTAAAAATACCAGGACAAAGACCATCTGTAACATTATGTGATTTTTCAATAACGGTTCCTGTATTTGGTGACAAACCAGATGTTAGATACGCTGGCTTATTACAAAGAGGTGCGCAAGTTACTGGCAATGGGATATTATTTGAATCATTAAATGATATTGATTTCTCATCTGATTATGATACCCAAGGAAATAAAAATAGAACAGTTGTACCAAATAGGTTAAATAATATAATCATTAACTATACATTAACAAAAAGAGAACCAGTAATTAATGGTACAACAAAGGTTTTCAAGAGGGTAATTACCCCTTCTGACATTAGACCATTTTTTGAATTATTCTTACCTGAAAAGAATGTTTTGGGCATAACAAGTGTGTTATTAAAGAATGGACAAATTGGAACCATACCTCCAAACGCTGATTTTTTAAGTGAGAATGATAGATGGTATGAGGTTGATTCTTTGGCTGAGGATCGTGTTTTTATTATTGATACAACAAAAGATACAAGTAATGCTGGTATAAAAGTTGGTAAATACATCCAAACAGAAAATAGATTTATTAGTGAATACACGCCAGAAGGATTTAAAAAAATTACTTTCGGTAGTGGTGTTAATACTGCTATGGAACAATTAAATAATTTCACATTAAATGGTCAATCCCCCACCTTAGAAAACATATTAAATAACTTTTCATTAGGTAGGACATTACGCCCAAATACTACATTATTTATACAATATAGAGTTGGTGGTGGGGTTAATACAAATTTAGGACCGAATACATTAACGCAATTAGGTGTTAATAATTTTATTATTAATGCTGGAAATTCTGCACAAGAGTCTGCGGTTATTAATTCACTTAGGGTTAATAACTTATTCCCAGCGATAGGGGGTGCTGGATTACCTAGTGTTGAGGAGGTTAGAAATTTTGTTTCATATAATTTTGCAGCACAAAAGAGGGCTGTCACAATTAGGGATTACGAGTCAATCATTAGGAATATGCCCCCGGAGTTTGGAGCACCTGCCAAGGTATCCATTCAAGAGAAAGATAACAAAGTAGAAGTTTTGTTACTTTCTTATGATATTAATGGTAAATTAGTGAGTGATAATTCTAAGTATTTGGCGGATAATATTGCCAATTATTTATCTAATTATAGGATGTTAAATGATTATGTTGTGGTAACATCAGCAAAAGTTATTGATATAAGTATTGATATTAGCGTGGTGTTATCAGCTGGATTTGCGTCAAAAGATGTTATTAATAATATCATAACTGCTATTAATACTTATTTTTCTCCACAATCTATGCAATTGGGAACAAATGTTAATTTATCTGAATTGAAGAGTAGCATACAAACATTAATTGGTGTTGTTACAATAAGTGAAATGGTAATTAAGAATGAAGTTGGGGGTGATTATTCTGGTGGGGAAACCTCAATGTCATATTCGGATAAGGAGAATAAAATAATTCAACCAGTAGATGATACCATTTATTCTCAACCATCAGAAATTTATCATATTCGTTATCCTGAAAAAGATATTAGAGTAAAAGCAAAACTAGCAACTGGAATGACTATTGGGTAATTTGTTTATTTTAAGCCAAACAAAGTTATTATATAATAAATAATCAATAACTAAAATATTTATATAATCAAACGGTTTAAATGGACAACTCTTTTAGAATAAG